CAGCGTGTACTAGCATAGTTCCTGTTCTGTATTACGGCCAGTTCTCACAACAGAAGATCGAGGAAGTCAAGGCTGAACTCTTAGTTACTGGAAGCCATGCAGCGCCATTTATGAATCCAGAAGGTATCGTAATCTTCCTCCCGAAGGCTAATCTGTTATTCAAGTCAACTTATGATGATAATCACAAAGGAGCCGAGAGTGAGTAGTCCTTGGGAACTACAAGAATTAGTTCGAGAGTTCTTTGAAGATTATTTAGATGTAACCGAAGAGAGTGACTCAGGGCATGTCTTCCACCCTATTCAGATCAGTATCGTTCGTGCATTGAAGGTCAAACCTTTGTCAGATCTATTACAACGTATGAGGGAGTTATCAGGTGCCAAGCAGTAGCGGAGCTACGTTAACGTCGCCAAGGGCGACTACAGGGACTAATCAGACGACCACCGGGAGCCAAAGAGCACACTCAAAGCTAGCTAAGAAGCGAGTTCTATTAGACACACTGTATGCCGATACACCTCGTATCTGGCCTGATTCAAGACAAATTCGTCGTGCAGACCAGAGAGCATTAGCAACAGAACTAGCATCGCTAAGAAAGAAAGAAGCTCGGAAGATTAAACGAGACAAGAAAAAGGATCAAGATGGAGCTACGTTATCAGCCGTGCAGTGATTGTGGGTCTAGTAACGGTAAGACTTATTATGATGATCACGCTTACTGCTTTGTATGTAATAAAACTACCCTTAAGAAAGATCTCCATAACCTCATGATACCAAAAGAGGCTAGTTTAGAGCCCGAAAAGAAAACAATTCTTCCAGTAGATATAAGTAAAATTCATGGTCTTACAGATCGGTGTATCACTAAGAATGTCTGTGAGTTCTATAATGTTTGGTATAACAACTCTGATCATGTCTACCCGTATTTTTCTAGAGACGGTAAGCATATAGCTAATAAATTTCGTAGTCCTACTAAGTCGTTCTTAACCCAAGGGGATATCTCAAAGGCTGGGTTGTTCGGACAGCAACTCTTCCCAGCAGGATCGGCTAAGCAGATTACGATTACTGAAGGCGAACTAGATGCTATGTCTGTCTTTCAGATGATGGGGAAGTATCCTGTCGTGTCTGTCAAGTCCGCTTCTTTCGCCAGGAAGGACATAGCTGATAACTTCGAGTACCTGAATTCCTTTGATCAGATAGTTATCTGCTTCGATAACGACATTCCTGGACAGAAGGCAGCACAAGAAGCTGCTGGATCATTTCCTTTAGGCAAGGTCCGTATGCTGGTCCTTAAGGAAGCTAAGGATGCCAATGACTATCTAGTCAAAGGCTGGGCAGAGAGATTCCGTGATGAGTGGTGGAAAGCTCCGACATATTCCCCTGTAGGTCTTAAGAATGCCAAAGATATGTGGGATGACTTCATAAAGGAGGACACGTATGAGTCTATTTTATACCCTTGGGATGGTCTTAATCGGCTTACTTATGGGCTTCGCACTAGCGAGTTTGTTACTATTACTGCTAATCCAGGAGTGGGTAAGACATCTGTGGTAAGGGAGGTAGTTTTCAAGGTCCTTCAGACGATACTGAATAACAAAGATGACTCTCGTTGTGTCGGGTTGATGATGCTTGAGGATAGCAATACAGAGTCTCTTCGTGGATTAGCTTCATTATCAGCCAATAAACCTTTACATCTTCCTGATGTACGTGAGAAGATTCCAATCGAAGAAATGAAGCAGCACTTCGATGCTGTCTATGGAGACGGAAAGGTCATTATATGGGAGCATTTCGGAAGCAATGAAGTCCAGAAGGTACTTGATTACGTCAGATATATGCACAACCTTGGCGCTAAGTATGTCGTTCTGGATCATCTTAGTATCATAGTCTCAGATCAACATGGCGATGAACGGAAGCAATTAGATGAAATTTCAACTAAACTCAAAACCCTTACCATGGAACTCGGTATTAGCCTCATCTGTGTCATCCATCAAAACAGACAAGGGGAGATACGTGGTACAATGGGTGTCGAACAACTCAGTAATATTGTCATTAAGTTATATCGCGATATCAAATCAGATGACCCTGATATAAGAGACACTCTTAAGGTCACGGTAGAGAAGAACAGATTTTGTGGTCGTACAGGACCTGCTTGTCTTCTGAAGTACGATGCTGAGACAGGACGATTAATAGAACTCCCCGAAGAAGATCTCGTTAATTATTTAAATAAAGACAAGAAGGAGGACTGGTAGTGAGATGTCATTAAGCATATCATCCTGATACAACAGAAGAAATGATCTTTAATAATGACTTAATCCTTCCTGGATGGCGGAGGTTCCGTATCGAGTACGGCTTTGAGTGTTCGTGTCCTGAAGGTACGATTTACATAAAGGATGGTGATGATATCTACGACAGATTAGATAAGATATTGGAACTCATTGGCGATCCGAGGGTATATGTAGAATGTGGGGAGAACGAACATAATTGAAATATTTAAAAGTCGAAGATCCGAATAACTTTTATTACTTAGATGTGGAGACCAATGGGCTATCTCATTCTCTTATGCATTGTGTTATCATTAAGAATAAAGGCACACGACAAGTCTGGAAGTTTATAAACCAAGACGGACAATCAGGTCCGCAAATGTATCACGATTTAAGGAAATTCTTTGAAGATCGTAAAACTGCTACGTGGTGTGGGCACAACATTATTAGCTTTGATCGTCCTTGCTTGGCCACTTATACTAGCTTTGATCTTTCACTTAGTCTGGTGGTCGATAGTCTTATTTTGTCACACCTTTACAACCCTGGCCTCGAAGGTGGGCATTCTTTAGGTTCATATGGTTATAGGTTGAAGTTTCCTAAGCAAGAGCACACAGACTGGACGAGATACAGCCCTGAGATGCTTTCCCGTTGCATGACTGATGTAGAACTTCTCGAACTCACACATGACGCTCTTCTCAAGAAGATGAATACCATTGGCTTCTCAGAGCTTTCGTGTGAAATAGAACATAAGATACGAGTCATAATAGACAGGCAGGAAGAGAATGGATTTTACTTCGACGTACCTAAGGCTAAGGCACTATTATCTACGCTTAATGAACGAGAGATTAGCCTTTCAGAACAAGTACACAATCTCTTCCCTCCCAGACTTGAAAGAATTAAAACGTATGAGAGAAGACTTAAAAAAGATGGATCGGAGTATTCAAGTTATCTTAGGCATCAACAAGACTATACGCTGAAGGACAACGAAGATGGGACTTATTCAACCTTTGATACGAAGCCGTTCAACATCGGAAGCTCACAACAACGTCTCGAAAGACTCCTGGAGCTCGGCTATGAACCTACGAGTAAGACGCCTAAGGGCAACCCTAAGATTGATGAAGATTCTCTGGTCGCCTTTGCCAAAGAGTCTGGCAAGTCTGAGATCCAGGCTATGGCTGATTGGTTGGTTGTCACAGGCAGGAAGAAACTCATTGGAGGTAATCCTGAAACAGGGGCCAAGGGATGGTTGGGGTGGGTAAATGAACGGTCTAGAATACATGGCAAGGTGCTTACATGCGGGGCTATGTCAAGGAGATTTCGACACTTTGATCCAAATCTTGCAAACGTACCAAGTCCCCAAAATGGAGCCCAATACGGAGAAGAATGCAGAAGCCTATGGGGAGTTACTCCTGGACTGGACCGAGTTCTTGTGGGATACGACGCAAAAGGTCTAGAGACCCATGTTATGTGTCACCTACTTAACAATCCTAAGGCTAATAGTCTATTACTTGAGGGTGATGTCCATAGTAGTAACCAAATAGCCCTCCAGAGCGCTTTAGACGGCTTCCTAGGGCAGGGATGGGGTACGGCGGTACGGGGAGGTGGGGGAGCCAAGACAGCCTTCTACGCGGCTATATACGGCGCTTATCCAAAGAAGCTAGGGGGTATCTTTAAGCAGGGTTTAGAAGCCGGGGAGATCGTCCAGAAGGTATTGTATAATAACGTCCCAGGACTGGGTAAGGCAGTCAAGGAGGCTCAAGACGAATGGCATGGCAGAAACGGACTGATAAAGTGTATAGACGGAGGCTTCGTAAGGTGCCCTTCAGAAAGTGCTGCGTTCAACTACAGGATTCAGCCGAATGGTGGTATCCTTATGAAACTGACTACTATCTTATTAGACAAAAGATTAAAGGACTTAGGGATTTGGCACATGAAGGTCGCAGATGCCCACGATGAGGGCCAGCATGAGACTAATAAAAAAGATGGAGAAGAGATAGGGAAAACAGCCGTTCAGTGTATAACAGATGCCGGTGAATCATTAGGTTTTCGGATAAAAATGACCGGAACTTGGAAGGTTGGCGATAATTGGGCGCAGACTCACTAATAATTCACTTGACATGACGAGTGAAATGTGGTATAATATAGTAAGTGGTATTGGAGGACTTACTATGATAGCCATACATCTAACGGGTTATATTTCAGAACAACAAGTAGCTTTATATTATGCTAAGCAAGGGTATATTATTTATTGGCCTAACCACTCTCAGAGTTCTTGTGATTTTATTGCTTGTAAAGATCAAGAAGTTATTAGAGTACAAGTAAAATCAGCCTATTGGATAAAGAGAGAAACCGGGAGAGAATATCTTCAAACTACTGTTAGAAAAGGAAGCGGTCGTAACGATTCTTATACAATAGAGCACTGTGATGTTGTTGCTGCTTATGGAGACAATAGATTGTGGATTATACCTATTGAAGCTATAGGAAAATTACAAAGTTTGGTTTTAGCAAAGAGACAAGTTATTAGAAAGAGCTATGTTCAAGATTGGGATAAATACGAGGTTAAATTATGACGAGGGACAACATGAAGCAAACCGAGGAGACGCAGAGCAAATCGGTCTTACGGCGATTAAGTGCATCGAAGACGCAGGAGAAAGTCTCGGATTCAGAATCCGTATGTCCGGATCTTTTAAAGTGGGTCAAACCTGGGCAGAGACTCATTAAGATTTCAGATAAGTGGTATTGCTATTCAGGGTGTTGGCTATCAAGAGGGTGTTGTAACGGATGATTAAAGTTTATACTGAAGGTGGGGTTGTTACTGGCGTTACTGTAGATGATCTAGATGTAGATTATGAATTGATAGACTATGACGAAGGTAGATATGTTTGTGTAAATGGTCATGATTTATGTTCTCAAATGTATGCAAATGCTGATTGTCCTTATTGTGAATTTAGAAAGTATGAAGGTAGTGGTAGCGAATGATAAAGACATACATAAAGACTAAAAATACTGACACAGAAGACTGGGTATTGTTAGAGTCAGTACCCTCACCGGAGCAACGGGCTCAGCAGCTCGCTGATCACTATCAAAGGGATACTAAACTGCAGTACTCTTGTATCAAGAATGACTTCACGGTGTTCCACCCAGAGAAGATTAAGAAGGCGAAGATATGAGTGAGGTATTCTGGTTATGGACTATTCTTTGCTATGATTGTCAATCTTGGTTTACCCATAAAGAGTATCAATTAGGAGAACCTACAGAGTGCCCAGTGTGTTTGAATCACAATATAAGAGTAGAAGGTGGAGATAATGCAGTAGTGGATTTCATACAATGAGAGTCCTTGTTTGTGGAGGAAGAGACTTCGGCATAGATATGTTCGGGCATTACGATGAAAGGAGGTTTATCTTTAACTACTTAGATTGTGCCTGGACACGAGAGACTTACTCTGTACTCACTATTATCCAAGGAGGTGCCAAAGGAGCAGATAACACCGCTAAGGATTGGGCAGATGCGAATTATGTAGCTTGTTGGGAGTTCCCTGCTAACTGGCCTAAGTACGGTAAGTCAGCGGGTTATATCAGGAACAAGCAAATGCTTATAGAAGGTAAGCCTGATCTGGTAATAGCCTTCCCAGGAGGCAAAGGAACGGCAAATATGGTCAGATTAGCAAAGGAGGCTGGAGTGGAGGTCATAGAAGTTTCGTATGGCAAATCTGTGGTTGATTAACATGGAGAAGTATAGAACAGGTACAGGCCAAGATGTCTGGGTTCATCCTAATGACCAATGCCATGGAGGCTCATGTGTAATCCATTCACCATCTAAGCACTGTATGTCTGACTTTCCTACTCATTGGAGAGATGACATCAATGTAATGGAAAGAGTTTGCCCACACGGTATAGGTCACCCAGACCCAGATGATTTGAATTTTAAGTTAAGGACTTATGGGTTATTGGTAATGATAGACTACAGTACACATGGTTGTGATGGATGTTGTACCGGAAAGGCAGGTAAGGATGATAGCTTGTAAATATGCAGAGAAGTATAAAGCTACTAAATATCCTAATTGTAATAACGGAAAGCCTTGTATGATTTGTTTACTTAAATGGGAGATAAAGGAGTTAAAGATCAGAACAGACCCACATCCTTATTAATGGTTTCTTTTCCCTGCACCTAATGGTATATTATAACATAGAAAGGACAAGTTGTCAAGTGTTAGTTAAAAAGGGGACTAAACTTTACTATCCTGAAGACTCTGATGTCTTTACCTTGAATGAATTAGATGTAGATTTCGATGCTTTTAGTTCTGGTGATATATTCTATGAAGTAACTTTTGTTCGTAAAGTAAAAGTAAGTAATCTAGTAACACTAACGGAGGTGAAATGAAGACGCTTCAAACCGATCAGCAACAGGAACTCCAGGAGCTTCTAGCCCATCTAGACCATGCTAATCTCAGTCAGTTAAGCCTAGAGGTCAAGAGTAGTCTTACATTCTGGCAGAACGAATTGAAGCCGAAGCGTGTACGCCGTAACCCAAAGGAGGTCTCGTGATTGTTATTTATATCTTGGTGCTTAGCGTTGTTACTTTTGCTATGCTTAATTAGAGAAAAGACTTGACATTCAAAATTACCCATGGTATAATACTATATTAAGTCGTTGACCAATTGAAACTGAAAGGACAAAGTAAAATTCATGATGATTTCGGGTAAAGGTTACTGGTGTAAGGTAGTAGGTGCTCCAGTTCCTAATAAGTTTAAGCCAGACGTGCCTCAATGGGCGTTTGATCTGAGTATTGATGAAGCTACCGAGAAGGAACTCCTCGGGAAGGGTATGAGTAAGTCTTCGTTGAAGAACAAGGGTGACGACCGTGGTACGTTTATTACCTTCACTCGGGATGCTGTTAAGAAAGACGGAACTCCGGGTAAGCCGTTCAGTATCGTAGACAACAAGAAAAATCCTTGGGACAATCGACTGATTGGTAACGGCTCTGAGCTTAACGTAGTTGTCTCTTTGAATGAACGGACATATCTCGGTAAGACATTCCTGAAGCCGTCAGCTGTCTCAATTCAAGTCTGGACATTAGTTGAGTACAAGTCCGGTGAGTTCCAGGTGAAGGACGACACAGACGAACAGAAGACAGGAACAGATAATTGGTAAGTTACCCACCTGGACCGAATGGAGTAGATTATAAAGTGCCTAGAGATTTCTTAGAATCACGACCATTAACAGTAGCTTATATTCGTGACGGTATTCGTAGGAATTGTTACGTAGGTGATTTGTTTGAAGCGTTGGATTTTATGTTAACTCAATACGACATTGTTAACACTAGATTGAAAGCCTATACTAAACCTACGGAATACGTAACTCAGTATAAAGGTGATGTAGTTTAATGGCAGAGTTTGCAACACTTATCCAAGACGTTCAGAAGCTTCTAGATGGTAAAGATTTATCAAAGACTATCGGTGGGTTTTCTGATAAACTTGGAGCGATGGTTGCAGACCGTTTTCTGAAGCATGGCGAGGAGCGTTTGCCTCGGTTGAGTATGTCGAATATTGGCAAGCCTCTTCGTCAGCTTTGGTATGAGATGAACGGTTATAAGGGTGAAACACTGACACCTGAGACGAAGTTCAAGTTCCTATATGGCGATCTTATCGAAGAACTCTTCCTCTTCATGGCTGTCGAAGCCGGTCATGATGTCCAAGAGTTACAGACACAAGTAGAGTACGATGGCATCCCAGGTAAGATAGATGCAACGATAGATGGAGTTCTTATAGATGTCAAATCCTGCTCAAGTCGGTCATTCGATAAGTTCAAGACAGGAAGCCTCGTTACAGATGACCCCTTCGGATATATTGCTCAGCTTACAGGTTATAAACAAGCACTTAATATTGATAGAGCAGCTTTTGTTGCTATCGATAAGGTGTCGGGGAGCATCTGTACGTTAGACTTACCTAAGAAAGAATACGATGTATCAAAGAGAATTAAACAAGTTAGAGAGGCAGTTAAGTCACCAGTACCCCCTGAGCGGTGTTATGAGGCGAAGCCTGTATCAAAGACAGACAAGACAGGGAATTTAATTCTTGGCACAGGATGCTCTTATTGTGCTCATAAGATTGAATGCTGGAAAGACGTTAACGATGGACAAGGACTTCAGCTTAGGTATTATTCGTCAGGTCCGAAGTGGTTTACGAGACTTGTTAAAGAACCTAAGTTGAAGAGTAACACCTTTGAAGATTTTACAGTAAAGGAAGATTAATGTCAGAAGATAACAACAAAGAGGGAGGCCCTGACCTGCTCACAGCAACCCCCCCAAACGTACTTACATTTAAGAAGTTCCAGAAGAAAGATAAACCTTGGCCTGCAGCAGCTCCAGTTGCAGCTAACGATATAACCGTTACAGCTAAAGACCCAGGAGAGCGACGTATCCTTGTCACAACGGTTCATGGTGATGTCGTAGTAGATGGTTATCTTGGACTATCCCAGACGTTCTTAGCCATAGGTGATGCCTCAGGTGCTATCCGTTGGGCTGCTGGCCCTGAAATGTGGCTCTACGCTTGTGACGTAACAGATAATCCTAAGTACGCTGATGCTGAATTAGAGTACGAACTAGTGCCAGATGACGAAGATGTTTGAATGGTGTTCGCCTCCTGAGAAACATGAATGGTGTTATTGTTCAGCAGATGCATATGAAGTCGGACAAAATTATATCGCTACATGTAGTAAGTGTGGGGCAATTGATTCATATCCAAGTATTATAAATGAAACAAACCCAGAGGGATAAGTACCTTCAACGTGTATATGGTATAACTGAGAAGCAGTACAGTTCTCTTTTGAAGAAACAAGATTATAGTTGTGCTGTTTGTAAAAAACCTAAGTCTGCTGAAAAGAAGTCTTTAGCAGTCGATCACGATCACAAGACAATGCAGATACGTGGATTACTGTGTACATTTTGTAATCGTAGAGTCATAGGTAGACACAGAGATCCATTATTATTCTTTGCGGCTTATGAGTATCTTATGGGTGGAACAGGTTGGTTCGTACCTGTAAAGAAGAAGAAAAAAAGAAAGAAAAAGAAGTGACAACAAAAGTTCTTATAAAAAATATATCAGACAATGACCATACTATTCTTGTCGATAATGATCGTGAACTTGTTGAACTGATCCCCGGAGCTTATATAGAGAAATATATCTGGAATGGTCATGACCTTAAAGTTCGAGAAGGTGTAGAATTTAACACAAAGAAACTAACATGACTGATGCCCTCGCAAACTCGGTTGCGGCTCGATGACTGTAATTATTTATGATGGCAAATCAATCGCTGCAGACCGACAGCTGACTCGTGAAGACAAGATCTCAGGAGAAGAGGTAAAGATCAACCAGTGGTCTAAAGGTTATTACTCTTCTTCTGGTAGATATGACGATGCGATATTATTCGCTCTGTGGTTAGAAGACCGTGGGTTTAAGTTCAAACCTCATAAGTCGTTCCAGGGAATTTATTCTGAAGACAGTCTCGTGTGGGAAGTCCTACCTGAGTTGATTCCAATGCCTGCTGCAGTTCCTACTGGTTTAGGTTCTGGAGGCCCTGATGCAGAATGTCTAGTTCGTAATGGTTACTCAGCAGAGAAGGCAGCAAAAGCTGTGTGTAAGTATAACACGACCTGTGGAGGCAAAATAGATGTCGTGGTCATTTGAATAAAAAAATTATAGATGAATTTACTGATATCCCGTGTTCAGTAACCCGATACAGATTAAGACACCCAGAAAGAGCTGCGGAAGGTAGAAAACGTTATAGTAAGCAAAGATGGGCAAAATTAACAAAAGCGGAAAAACGAGAAGAAAGACTTAAGAAAGATTATGGTTTAACTTTTGTTGATTTAGATAGAATGTTTGTAGAACAAAATGGCCTGTGTGAGATTTGTAAAACAGAGATCAGTTTAATAGATAATTCTCTTAAGGCGTGTGTTGATCACAATCATGTCACTAAGCAAATCCGAGGATTACTTTGTGGAAATTGTAATTGGGGTTTAGGCCATATAAAAGAAAGCAGAGAGATAGCTATATCAATGATCAAATATATAGATAAATATAATAATGTGGTGACAGTTTGACACCTAAGATAGCATTCATCGATATAGAGACATCACCTATCATAGGCTATACTTGGGCCATGTGGGAAACAAATGTCCTTGCTGTCATAGAACCTGTGAAGGTAATCTGTTGCGGCTGGAAGTGGCTAGGAGATAAGCATGTTACTGTTAGAGCATTACCAGATTATGGGAATTACATCGGTGGTGTTGTGGACGACCGTGATCTTGTTGCTGATGTGTGGGGCGTACTGGACGAGGCGGATGTAGTTATAGCTCATAACGGTGACTCGTTCGACTGTAAGGTCCTTAACGCTCGGTTCATTGCTAATAATCTCACAGCACCTAGTGACTACAAGACAATCGATACACTGAAGGTCGCTAAGAAGTACTTCAAGTTTGCTAGTAACTCACTTAATGAACTCGGTCTGTATCTCAACGAAGGCAAGAAGGCTCCGACAGGTGGGTTTGAAACTTGGACGAAGTGTATGGCTGGAGACCCTGTAGCCTGGGATAGGATGAAGAAATATAATGTACAAGACGTTGATTTACTTGAGCGGGTTTATCTCCGTCTTCGTCCTTTCATCGGTAATCACCCTAATCTTAACACGATTGCTCCAGTTAAATTGAAGACTTCAGAGTTCGCTTGTTCTTCGTGTCAATCCCTAAATACAACTAAGAGAGGATTCTCAGTAACCAAGGTTGGGAAGTATCAGAGATATTCGTGTCAGTCTTGTGGGTCTTGGAGTAGTGGCCCATACGAAAAGATTAAGTCATGAGTAAAATGTCTGAATGGCGACACAAAAACCCAGAAAAGTATTTTGCTCAACGCGACCGAGCTAAGAAACTTCATGTCCTTAGGTGGTCAACAGACCCTGAGTATAAAGCTAGGAAACAGATTCAGAATAGGGTAAAAAGTGCAAAACAGACTACAAAAGAATGGAGATTAAAGAACCCCGAGAAAGCAGCCGCTGCTTTGAAAAAACAACAAGCTAGAGAAAGAGAGCGCTATAAAACTGATCCTGAATTTCGAAAAACTCGACTAGCCTACCAAAGAAAATTAAAATACGGACTTTCGCAAGAACAATTTGAAACATTAATTAGAAATCAGGACAACAGGTGTGCTGGCTGTCGCATTGAATTCAACAGTGAAAATGTCAGTCATGTAGATCATAATCACAATACAGGTCAAATACGAGGTTTACTATGTGTAAGATGCAATATCTTTCTTGGGGCAATACGGGACTCTACAGATACTTTGGACAGACTTAAGGTGTATTTACAAAACGATAGGTCTTCAGGGCCTTATGAGAAAAGCAAGGCATGATGTCTATGGATAGAGAACTCCTTCAGCAATACCTAGATCAACTAGCTTCTCGCTTTTATGGTTATGAGATCGTAGAGCGTTTAGAAGATGCAGGATTCATCACAGTAGAACAACTCATTATTGCCTTAGAAGAATTCATTATAGAAGGGCGGTCGGTTCTTGACGAATAAAGTCATTTATCTTATAGGCGCATTGAAGAATGAAAACGTTCCTGTTCTGGCTGAGAAAATCAGGAAGCTTGGTTATGATGTGTTTGATGATTGGTATTCGGCTGGCCCAGAAGCTGATAGTTACTTTAATAAGTATCGTCTTGCAAGAGGGTTAAATTACAAAGATGCTCTTAAGAGTTACGCTGCACAGCATATCTTTAATTTTGATCATGGTCATCTTGACCGGGCTGATATTGTTGTCTTAGTCATGCCTGCTGGTAAATCTGGTCATTTGGAGCTTGGATATAGTATCGGCAGAGGGAAGATAGGTTATATTTTATTTGACAAAGAACCCGAACGACTAGATCAGATGCATCAATTTGCTGACGAGATCTTTATGAATGAACAAGATCTTTTAGGTAAATTAAAGTCAGACAAGGCTGAGAAGAAGGTTTTTAGTAAGGCAGAGCTTCATCAACTGCTACAAGTGGAGCAAGCATTTCATGCTGACCGATAAACGAACTTTAGGCTTTAAGGACGTCTTAATTTCGCCTTCGCTCAGTGATATCAAATCTAGAAAGGATGTATCTTTAGAACGGACATTCACATTCCGTAACGGCCTGCAGAAGACTTTCTGTCCGGTTGTCGCAGCTAATATGGCAAATATCGGTTCAGTCAGATCTGCTATCACTTTATCAAAATATAAAATGTTGACTTGTTTAACTAAAGATTATGAAGGAGGCTATCTTCGTGATTTCTTTGGATTGTATCCTGAGACTAAAGAATATTGTATCCCTACATTTGGTTTGAATAATTTAGCCAATATCATATACTTTCAGAGTTCCTGTCCGACTGATATCATATGTCTTGATGTTGCTAACGGGTATATGAAAGAGTTCGTTAATTATGTCCGTGATGTAAAAGATACTTTTCCAGATAAGATCATCATAGCAGGTAATGTAGCAACAGCAGAAGGTGCTAAGAGGCTTTATGAAGCAGGCGCTGACATCATTAAGGCCGGTATTGGTTCTGGCTCTGTCTGTACTACTCGCTACAAGACCGGTGTTGGTGTACCTCAGATAGAAACTATCGATCAAGTAAAGTGGTGTATGTATAATCGTCATGATGTCTATATCTGTTCTGACGGTGGGTGTACAGGACCAGGAGACGTCGCTAAGGCCTTTGTAGCCGGTGCAGACTTCGTTATGATAGGAGGGTTACTTGCAGGAACAAAAGAAACAGGAAGTGTACACCAGGGATCGGCGTATACTCCTCTTAGGGATGGATTCTATAAAACTTCAGAGGGAAAGCGGGTTGATTTCAAAGAGCCGATACAATCGTTGGATGAAAGACTTCAAGATATCCTTGGAGGACTTAGATCGTGCGGAAGCTATATTGGCTTTAGAAGAATTGAAGACTTTTATAAAGCAGAGTTGATACAAGTCCAAGAGCAAACAAATAACCTGTTTGGACCTCCTGCATGAACTTACTTTCTAATTGGTTATACTTCATTGGTATGACATTTTTGTACGCCGGTACTTGTATTCATACATTCTTAGGACGATAATGTTTAAATCAAGAGAATATAAATCAGGAACTACATGGTGTGTCTGGAGATGGTCTTTTGTTCCTACTGGATATATCACTCGGTTACATCTTCTCAAGACACCTTGGTTTGCTGTGTGTCTCCACTGGTTAAACCACCCTGACCCAGAACCTTATCTTCATGATCATCCTGTTTCCTTTCTTAGTTTAATCCTTCGAGGGTCGTATATAGAACGAAGATATATTCCGTGGAGCCACAAGAGATTTTGTTACTCGAAAACTAATAAATGGTATAATTATATTTCAGCAACAACTGCTCATTCAATTACAGAAGTTGCTCCTAAGACACTGACACTAGCATTGATGGGACCTAAGGTACGAGACTGGGGGTATCATACTGAGACAGGTTGGATATATTGGAAAGATTATAATAAGAGGTACAAGTGCTCTACTTAGATTTAGACGGTGTATTCGCTGACTTTGATGGCCATAAAGATAAGCTCTTATCTAAGTGGAGTGGTAGAAGTTATCATCATTTACTAAAAGAAGATTGGTCACTTGAAGAACATACTCGTAATGCTGAAGTAGAAAGTGTTATGGGTACTCCTGGTTTTTGGGAGACAATTCCGTTATGTCAGAATGCATATGATCTTTGGGACTTCTGTGAACCTTATCACCCAATTATTTTGACAGCAATCCCTAGAGTCAAAGAATGGATAGAACGGATTACGAATGAAAAGAATGCCTGGATAGACAGGTATTTAGGATTTAAGACACAGAGAATTATTTGTCATCGAAATGAGAAGAGAAACTTCGCAGTCTCAGGAACAGACAATACGACGAATATTCTCTTAGACGATACAATACAGAATGTGACAGAGTGGGTCAGCGAAGGAGGGTTCGGGTTGTTACACACTGACATCGAGAATAGTATTAAAAAGCTGTCGTACATTTATCGTGAGGTTATTTAATGCGAATTGGAGACTTTGAATCAGATAGTGATTACTATATTCGTATATTAAAAGAGAATCAAAAGGATAGAGTGAAGACAGAAACATTCAAGACAGGTGCTATACGTGATTCAAAGCAAAACCGCCTGGATTATGAAGGATTCTTTAACCCACTGGTCATGGAAGCCTTTGCGAGGTATATGCACAAGTCCCGGTTTATGGAATCAGGTGACTTCAGAGACTCAGATAATTGGCAGAAAGGTATCCCACGAGATAGTTATATCAAGTCAGGTTTTAGACACTTTATAGATCTCTGGAAGGAACATCGTGGGTATAAGACCAAGGATGGTATTCTGTTAGCTCTACTTGGGCTATTGTTCAATGTCCAGGGTTATATTCTAGAGACACTGAAAGAAGATCCAGAAATGCTTAATAGAGTATTACCAAATGCTTAATCAAGTAAAATGGGATCGCCGTTTTCTGTTACTTGCTAAAGAAGTCTCTCGGTGGTCTAAAGATCCATCAACAAGAGTTGGTGCAGTTATCACAGATGATCTCGGTAGGGTTCTAAGCACTGGGTTTAATGGATTCCCACGAGGTGTCTTAGATGCTGAAGAACGATATTTAAATAGAGATGAAAAGTATAAGTTCATAGTACATGCAGAAGTCAATGCCTGTTTATTAGCAGGTGAAAGAGCACGAGGCGGTAGTCTGTATGTTTATCCGAGTTTCGCTATTCCGAATGTCTGTCATGAATGTGCTAAAGTAGTTATTCAAGCTGGTATTAAACGAGTCGTAGGATTTACACCATCTGGTGAAGACAGACAAAGAGCAAAACGATGGGAAGACAGTATTAGACACGCAGAAATAATGTTAACTGAAGCTGGAGTAAGGATTGTGGAAATCTCATTGTGAGTGCGCCAGAAGAACGGGAAAAGAAAAGACGCCGTATGAAAAACCGATGGGCAAAGGATCTTAGAACGAGTAAGTATAAACCAAAGGTCATTGAAGACAAAAAGAAAGGCCCCGTTAAGGACCTCAGCCATTCAGATTTAGTTCGGATGATTCAAGAAGACAATGAAGCAGAACAACGGTTAATTGATGAAGAGAATCACAGACGTAATATGGAAGAGTTTAAATGAGTGCTAGAGCAGGCGGTAGTTATCTTCTCCGTAAGGTGTATAATAAGTACGCTAATAATATCAAGCTCAAACTCGGTATGATGATCGGACCTATTTCAGTCTGGGTTGTAGATGGTTTTATGATTCGTAACAAAGTATATCTAGACTTCACTGAAGGCGGCAACTCAGAAGCCTATATATGGATGCCTCCGAACGAGATATGGCTTGATACAGATGTCCATGAAGACGAACAACACTTCGTACTGCTTCATGAGCTTAGTGAGATGAACGGAATGCGATGGCTTAAGATGGACTACGATCCTGCACATATCAGAGCTAACACCTTTGAGCAAGACGCTAGAGACCATCCTGACAGATTCGATACACTGTTTCAAGAACAGAAAGACATAATGCGGAAGAACAGTTTAGAGAAAGGAAGGTGATGTCTCGTACCGTGGAATCCTGGTCCTAGTGATCCAATAAATCCATACCCGACAGTACGACGAAGCCTCTTGGCGGAACCTGTGAAGGAACTACCAAGGGGCTTCTTTTTAAAATCTGGGGATATCGAAGAGTTTCTTTAAACCAGGGAGTACGGCCTTACGGAACCAACTCCAACAATGGTAAGCTGCTGGCGGTATTAGAAACAGGAAGTACAACGTCTGAAGGTTATTAAGATTCACGAAGTTAGGTAGAAATCCAGCTAAAACCAATCCTGCGCCGACGTAGGTATGATCTGCTTTCTCTGTCAGATGGTGTAACATTTCTATATACATTACTTAACTACTGGCTTGATAGGGGTAGCAGCAGGTCTCACTGGCTCGACAGTGTCTGTAACAGCCTTGACTAACGTAAGGATATCCTCAGTTGTCTTAGCAGAAGCATTACTCAGCGCCAGTCTGTGGGCTCCTAATCCGAGGAAGCCGATCAGTGTCACAGCTTCAGGAGGGATATTATAACCCAACGCCTGAGCAACTCCGAGACCCAACCCGACTACAACAGCCGCATAAGTTCTATAACCTGAGAGTGTGATGTTCATTAGTCACCTCCTGTGACGTTACGTTGCGAGAGCAACTATTGTGCTCCTAGTTCATTTTGTTTGTCTGCCTGAGCACCAAGCTCAGCGATTTCTTTCTTCAACCGGACAGATTCTTTTGGTAACTCAGGATACTTCTGTTCTAGATAACCTAAAGCAATTGCACGGCCTAGCTTGAAGTCTTTTAACAATAGATCGTGTTTAATAGTCGGAATCATATCTTGGAATCCAGGCATCTGAACAGTCTTCATAGCGAGATCGTGTGCAGCAGCACCAGACCATGAAGCATATTCCCAATACTGCTGTTCGCTGAGAGTAGATCCCTTGATTTGATATGGAACCTTACTTGGAAAGTACCCTGTTCCTTCAAATGCCTTGTAGACAGGATCGTTACTTGTCTTATCGTAATACACTCCGACGAATCCACGACTCGGAATAGTCTGACCTAGGACATCAATCTGAGGATACAGTCTTTGACGTAAACCAGGAATACCTGATTCAGTTTTCTTAGCTAAGGCGTTTGGCTCTCCTGCCCATCTGGCGTTGTCACCTGATTGTGTTTCTCTTTCGACTGGATCGAAGATTGTACTTGTCTGAGCTAACAACGTACTATCAGGAACCCAGCTAGGAAGCCAACCATTAATGAATCGTTTACCTGATACACCTTGTTCTGTCAAAGCTTGGTAGAACTCACCAAACGATCCAAGAGCACTGAATTCAGACAGATGTTGTCCGATGTGATGATACAGCCCAGTCAAAGAAGCGTCTATACCCTTCCCGCCTACGCCATCCTTCACAGCTTGATAGAAGTCTGAGACAACAGCGATAACTTCAGATAACGGTCCGAGACGTTGAGTATCATAAGCAAAGTCACCGATATGGGCTGAATAAGCAGGTCCGTTAGTCATCTTGGATACGAAGGCTTCTTGCTTTCCAGTAGGTGCGGGTCCAGTCAGAACTTCACTATCTAATGCCCATGCTAATGCAGCTGTAGCAGAACTACCTAATATGATCTTTCCAATAGCCTGATTCTGCGCCAAATCACCACGCTTACCTAGGACACTCTCTCGGATATCCCGAAGCCCCCAGGCTGTAACTGGATTGGATAACATGATGTTACGTACACCTTGTTTGATCAGATTATTAGGCATACTAAAGAACGGGACGATGAATCGAACTGGTTGAGTCTCTCCTAAAACAGGAAGGTGTACAGTAAGATTAATAGCACGTTTAACTACGTCTGCTGGTCCATCTGGTTTAGCCTTATTCAGATAGTTCTCTTCTAAAGCTTCTTGTCTAGCTTTTACCAGAAGATCAATCGGAGTATCATTCTGAAGGTCAGCCATACGGACTGCAATCTGAGTGTCATCCCAACCAGCAGCTGCACCCTCTTGTCTTGCTTGTCTTGAGACATATTTACGAATATTAGTACTAAGAGATATATTGAAGTTCACTGAATGCAACGGCCCGATCATTTGCTCACCAGGAGCACGAGCCGCTATACCGGCATATTTAGCAACCGGGCCTGAATCTGGAGATTCTCCAGCCTTATATCTTTGTTTCTTAAGATTCTGAGGATTCAGATCATACGCCTGAGGAGCTTCAGATTTAATCAGTAACGGAAAGACTTCCTTGTATTCAGTAGGTATCTTTGTGCCTTTGCCTTCAGCGGTACGTTTGATATCCTTATGGATGTCTGAAACCTGGAAGTTCTTTTTGAACTCATCCATTTTATTCTTCAGTTGGTCGTAACGAGCTTGACGTGAGCCTTCTTCGAGAGCACCTGTTTGTACTTCATGGTCTATCTTCTCGGAGATCAATCCCTTGAACGTCTTACCAGCCACTACAGTGTCTTCTGCTTGTAACCCTTGTTGTAATCCGATACGTCTTGCGGCTACTGCAGCCTTAACCCCATTACCGAAACCTCCTGGAATTGCTAATAACTGGTCTTTTAGCTCACCTGCAGAAGCATACTCATGTCCTGGTTTGAAGATACTGATTGCTTTACCGACCAGTGAAGACAAAGGATCTTGGATCATAACCCTGGCAGCAATCTGGAGATCAATCTGTTGGGCATATGTCATATGAGTCTTGATACCAGAAATAAGATTATTACTCCAGTACGTCAGCATGTTCTGACCGTAACTTGGCTTCTGCATATCCCAGACCATCTTAGAGACTTTCTCAGTCCCCTTGGTCTCTGAGTTCACCTTCATTGCACGTTTAATCTGATAATAATCTAAACCTGTGTTCTGAAGAAGGATCTTATTAATCTCTTCATCACCTTCGGCACCCTTTAAAGCGTCTCTTAGTGCATGACCTACATATGCCCAGTCTGAACGAACGCCTAACAACGTCTCAGCAGCCCGAGCATGAAGTGCCTGAGTAGCGGCGAAGTCAAAGATATCTTCGTTACTCGGATTCTCCATACTTAGGATTCTTTCTAGCTTCTTACCAGATTGATTAAAGAAAGCTACTAATCCTTTTACAC